TGCTCTATCATTTTTTACAAAAGGATTTTTGAGTTTACTTTCTTCATCACAATAAATATCAAAAGTCCTATTAGATATAGTCTTATCATATCCTTGTAATATTTCAATAGTATCACAATTTATCAAAGGATACATGTCTTGAAACGTAGGTTTTTTAGTAAATTCAAATGTCTCATTACCAGTTGTTGGTAATCCATTTTCCATATTTGCTTTCCATATATGTAATTTATACATCATCATTCTCCTGTTGTTCGATTTCAATGTTATATGTTTTACCATCAATAACACATTGGAAGTCTGCTCCATAACCATCTGTAGTAGCCTGTCCATGACCTAGTATTGTGGCATCTAATTTACTAATGAGCAATCGTTCAATTGCTAACATTAATTCATTTGTTTCTAAAAGTTTAGACATCATCTGCTCCTGTACCTCTTGGAACAAATCTTATTTGTATTTGAAGATCGCTATAACTAGAATTCCAAGCGTCAGATAAATCATCTAACAATCTAGGAAGTTTCTTAATATTCATACCATCTTCATCAACAAGATGTTTTGTCATTTGTAAATTAGGTTTCTTTTCAGTTCCTTCATTATCAAATTTATATATTTTTAAATTATCTATAAACATACATTCTCCTATGATAAGTATTTACGTATTTGATGACTAACCAGTTCTGCAAATCTAAACCACTCTTTGATTAGATTTCTACGTTTAGTCTTTCTCTCTTTAATTACTTGATTAACAGCTTTATCAGATGCTTTGTTCAGTATTTGTTCTTGTTCTTCTAATCTCATTTAGTTACCTCATACATAAGAATTAGTAAAAATACTGCTTGTATAATCAACATAATAATCATACCTTTTCTATGTTTCTCTACAATTTTATCTGTTTGAGAAATACTTTTTCTCATAGATTGCATGTAATCAAGCATTTTTTCGTTTACATTATTTTGTTGTTGATGTAGTTTTATATGATCCATAATTACCTTTCTGTAATGGCGTTGCCCAGCCACATAGTGCCGGGCAATAGCCATACTTTTATTTTTTGTTTTCAATTGCAAACGCAGGATTAAAGACATCTTTTGGTATTTCAAAATTTATCTTTTGCGTTGCACCTTCTTGAGCTATACGCATAACAGCTACATTTAATGGTAGACCTGAATTGAGTATATGTTTAGATCTTTTCTTAGAAATTTCTAAAAGCTGTAATGCTTTACCTTTCGGTCCAGCATAATATGCTTTCTCAGTTTCTTCTCTACAAAGTTTTCTAATCAATGCCTCATGATCTTTTGGATCTTCAATCAGCTTACGTTCTATATCTGTTTGCCACTTTCTAGGTTTCTTCCAAGTAAGTAACTTTTCATACATTTTATCAACAGATCTACTTAGATCGTTTTTAAGCTGTTGTTCTACCATATTTTTAGTAGTAACAAACTCATGATACGCTTTATGCTTTTCTATAATACTTTTCATATCAGCATCTAGCTTGAGTTTAGATCTAAAAGCTTCCAGATTAGCATCTGTTTCTTCTTCGATTTCTTCAATCATTTCTGATTTAAGACTAGCTTTTCTGTTCTCGTACTCAGTATCAGTATTGTAATCCCAATACGAATATTCTTCTTTACGTATTGGTCTCATTACTTTATCTGTCATACAGCTTTCCTTTCTTCTGCACTATTAGATATAGTTTCTAATACTTCAGCTTTAGCTTTGGCAGATTGTTCATCGCTCTTGTCCATTCTTGAACAAGCTCTAAGAAACAATGTTGTTGTTGTAGTTTTCTTACCCATTGGATCTAAAGTAGATAAAACAGGATGAGAACTTACAGTATTGTAAGCTAATGCCCATACTTCTGAATAGTATGATATTAGAGCACCATATTTTTTAGACACTCTTTCTTTCTGTGTTGCTTTCTGTTCCATTAGTTTCCTCCTTTCTTTTAATTTCAAATGGCATTTCTAGTTTATCTGGTGTATTTTTTTCAATACACTTGTACAAACCAATGCACACTCTGATAGGTAAAGTAAATGTAGATACAAGTACCTCACCGACTTTTTCTATACGTTTCATATTCTTCCTTTCGTTTACGTAAACGTAGATATTTACTACGTATCTGACGATATTCATCATCAAATTCTTTTGTTCCTGGAATTGGATCGACATCGGCAATGAGCCAATTCCAACCTTTTCTTACTGCAAGACCTGCAACAGAATAAGTAATAAATCGTGCAATTTGAATAAGTCCACTCATTAATCCCTTTCTTTTTTATTTTTAAAGTACCATTTGTAAGCAACTTCTTCTACATGATCTAGTTTTTTATGTATATTTTCTACAGAGTTACTTATGTTTGCTTTTGTTTTTGGCTTACGTTTTTTAGACCAAGCGTCTAACGTTTTGATTGGATCAGCTTTAAGCATAGTTCTTGGATCCCAATTGTATTTATTACATATTGCTATCAGTTGCTCTGCTAACACTCTATTCTCACATTTCTCTAACTTTTGATACTGTTGGAATGTAACACCTAATGTTGTAGCTATCTTCTCTTGAGTTAAGCCATTCCATAATCTATGTAATATTAGTTGTTTAGCAATCTGTTTAGCTTGTGGTAAAAAATTAAAACATCTTTTTCCCATTATTCCTCCTTTCCATATAGTTTATTATAGACAAGCAGCTCACGTTTGTCGGAGCTGGTTGGCGAAGTTATTACTCTTATTGATGGTTTACCTTCTCTATATATTTTAGCCAACGTAATCCACCCTCTTTTGGGATATATAATCTGTAAATATACAGGCTTTATCCAATATTGTTTCCACCAAGTTATATGTTCTTTTCTTATTGAACCAGTAAAGTCTTGTCTAAATATTAGCTTTACTGCTCTTGCTAGATTTATTGGTTTTTCCTTGAACTTTCCTTTTAGTATTACTCGGTACACTCTTGACCTCCTTGCAATCTGTAAAGGTACTTAACCATTTCATATGAGCAGCATACTCTGTATCTGTCATACCTTTAATTTTTGATTTCATATATACATACCCCATTTTATATTAGTAAATAATACTCCAGGTGCATTACCTTCTTCATCAATAGATGGAATCAATATTTGTCCATCATGTAAATGTAATGCTAATACTTCTGGGTATTCTTTTTTATCCCAATAAAATGGTTGAGGTTTAAAAGTTACTTTAGTAATTAACTTGTTAGTTAAATTTTTAATAGCAAACTCTTTTCTCTCATCCATTAAACACATAGCTTTTTTCATTATAACCTCTCTTGGTAAATACGATTGATATACCATTTAGATGAATAGCTACCATCTTCATATCTTTTACCTATCTTTTTTTCTAGTTTTCTTTCTACCCATCTATGATTACGAAATCTTGATCCTGAAGTATCATACTCTTGTTGAGGCATATATACTACATGCTCTCTTTCTACCGAGTCTTTACCAAGATTATAATGTGTAACCTTACATATAAATTTTCTAAGCATATTATCCTTTCTGTTATATATCTCAGGTTGCATTGGATTTTTGCTACCACCGAAGTGATAAGTAGTTAATGTTGCAACATCAACTAACTGCCAATGAATAACCTAAATAGACTACGAGCTAGTGCAATTTCTTTAACACTCATCTATTTAAATTATACTTTACTCAGACAGGCCCTCAGCATTTGCCATGCTCCTGTCCTTTCTCTGCTTTATCTACTAGCTATAGATTGTTCAGCCACAACCAGAGATATATACTAATTTACTAGGCAACGCCTAGCCCAAAGGGCGACTAGGCGTTAGCCGACTTTTTACAACTTGAAATGGTCAATAAGTCGTTGTACCTGACCTGCAAGAACATCTAGTTTTTCTGATTCTTGCCTTTCTTTTCTGTACTGAGCTAAAGGTTTGTATTTATCAGGATTAGCTTTTACATATGCTATCCTTTCTTCTTTAGACTTAGACTCAGTGTATGGTACAAACATACTTTGTTGTTTATCTGACATATATTGCTCCTTTCAATAAAGGTTATTTTCGCTGGGAATAATAACCTTTAGATTCTTTTGATAATTCTATATATCGTATCACTTGTATACCTGACACAATACATAGTAGTAAACCTAACCAGAACGATAGGTGTATCATTAATATCACACCTAAAAAGGTTAGAGTAAATGAAGTCAGTAAGCCTAATAATATCATCTTACATCTTTCAATTTTTGGGAGAAAGATCTCATTAGTGAGTATCCAGCTCCTATACCAGCTACTTGTGTAACAATAGCTATAGATAACCATATAGCTAATAACACCATTACGATAGTACTTAACATATTATATATCCTTTCTGTGCTTACCCACATTGGTGTGAATATAGCACTTATTTGTTTGTCTATTGATATTTAGGCAATCAAGTTATCCAATAATATCAACAGTATTTATCATGTTCGGCAATCAACTAATCAATAGGCAAGCTAGAGTTAGCCGATTACCAAACAAATCTAACAACGATTTATTGTTGCTACTAGCAACAGCAATAAATCGTACAACAAACAAAAGACAATTGCGACAGCAATTGACAGCTACGAGCGAGCAATAGCGAGCGAGTGGGGTTTTGAAACTACCCCTGCAACATCGACAGCAATGTCGATAGTGCAAATAGGGGGGTTTTATACAGATAACAACTAGGAGGACACATGGCAATACCTTTTGCAGCAGGTGGAGCAGCAATGAAAATGCTAAGAATGCTCTACAAAGCAAAAAAAAAGACAGGTACAGGCTCGAAAATAGCAGCAGACTTTGCAGCTAAGAAGGGTTTTACCAAAACTAGCTCAGCTATTACAGGAGCATCGCAGAAAGTACACAAAGGAACTATGAAAGCTAAGAAATTAGCTAAAAAGTATCCGAAAAGTGCAGCTGCGTTGACTGGAGCTATTGGTTACGACATATTTGATGACGACTAATGGCTAGGCAGAAGTTTGTTCATTTCGTACCAAGACCTAAACCTAAGAAAAGGATTAGAATACACAAAAAAAGCATGAACAAATCCGAAAAACGTAGTTTTAAAAAGTACAATAGGCAAGGAAGATGAAAAAAGTACCTTATAGTGTCTTTAAAATTGACATTAAAAAACAATTAGCTAAAAAAGAACAGTTTACAAAAGATTTGAAATCTAAAAAATTTCGAAAAAAAACTAAAATCTTAGAATACGCAAAGAAGTTTATATAATTATGGCAACTCCAAAGAACAAAGCACTATATAACAGAGTAAAATCTGAGGCAAAACGTAAATTTAAAGTTTGGCCTTCGGCATACGCATCAGCATGGCTTGTTAAAACGTATAAAAAACGTGGTGGCAAGTACTAATGGCAAAGGGTGGACTACGAAAGTGGTTTGCTGAAGATTGGCGAGACGTCAAAACAGGCAAAAAATGTGGTAGATCAGGAAAAGAGAAAAAATCTCGTCCTTACCCTGCTTGCAGACCTCGTAGCGTTGCTGGAAGAATAAGTAAATCAGAAGCTCGTAAAAAAACTGGCCCAAGAAAAGTGAAATGGTCAGTAACAGCATCTGGAAGGAAAAGAAAGTAATGGCTAAGACACCTGCATGGCAAAGAAAAGAAGGCAAATCCAAAAGTGGGGGTTTGAATAGAAAGGGGATAGCGTCATATAGACGAGCTAATCCTGGATCTAAGCTTAAAATGGCAGTAACTACTAAGCCATCAAAATTAAAAAAAGGATCTAAAGCTGCAAAACGTAGAGCTAGTTTTTGTGCTAGAATGAAAGGCATGAAACGTAGACTTACTTCTGCAAAAACAGCTAGAGATCCAAATAGTAGAATAAACAAAGCATTAAGAAAGTGGAATTGCTAATGAAAAAACCTAAAGTATCAGAAAAAATTAGAACCTCATTATTTGGTAGAGGAACTAAAAGATTAAAAAAAATTAAAAAATTTAGAAATCCTGCTTTATTTGGTTTAGGAATAGGTGTTGCTAGTTACGGTATATTCAAAAACAAAAAGGATAAGAACAATGTCTAAAAGTCTTGAAAAATTAGCAGATACTATGATAAGATTAACTCCTGAGGAATCTCAGAAGTTAGCTTTGATCATTAAAGCAAAACTAATGCCAGAAGTGGCAAAACAACAGCAAGAAGGATTATTACAACAAGCCAATAATCCAATGATGTCTAGAATGGGGCAAAGACCAAATATGAATTTACCTATGCCTAATACTAGAATGGCTGCACAACAAGGCTTGTTACAAAGATAGGAGAAACACTATGCCAATGGTAGGAAAGAAAAAATACCCATATACTAAAAAGGGTAAAGCTGCAGCAAAAAAAGCTGCAAAGAAAAAAGGAATGAAAGTTAAAAGGAAATACTAATGAAAGCAAGAATGGCAGGTAAAGCTATGCTTTCAGCTAAGCAAAAAACTTTACCAAAACAATTACAAGACAAAATTATTAAATCTAAAATGAAAAAGAAAAAGAAAAAAAAATAATGGCTATCAAAAAAAAAGAACCAGGAAAAAAACTTGTTAAATATTCTCCTTATAAAGCTAAAATGAACAAACTAAAAAGTTCATTAAAGAATTTAAGTTTAAAAAAAGGCGTTGTTAAAGGAATCAAGTTTGGTGCTAAAGTTGCAACAAGTCCACTATCATTAGGTCTTGCTGCTGGTGCTTTAACATTTAAAGGATTTCAAAAACTTAGTGAAAGAAAAGGACTAACTTTTCCTGAAGAAAAAAGTTTCAAAAAAAGTATTTATAGACAACAATATGATGGAAGAAGATAAAAAAGAAACTAATCATGGTGGAAAAAGAGAAGGTGCAGGTAGACCTTTAGGTTCAAAGTCTAAAACACTTTGGAAAACTATGGAGGATATGGCATCAAAATACCAACATTCTCCTTTAGATTATTTATTATCTGTGTTAAACAATCCTGCAAGTTCACCTGAACGTAAAATGTATGCAGCAGAAAAAGCAGCACCTTACATTCATCCAAAACTTGCAAACACAACATCTAAGATAGGAACAGATGAACCAATCCAAATCAAAGTCCAATGGGAAAAAGAAAGTTAGGATAATAGAGGTTCCATACAAACCAAGACAATATCAAAAAGCAGTACATGATAATTTAAAAAGATTTAGTGTACTTGTTTGTCATAGAAGATTTGGTAAATCAGTTTTATCTATAAACGAATTAATAAAAACAGCAGCAGATAAACCTAGAGCTTTATGTGCATTCATAGCTCCGACATATCGTCAAGGTAAATCAATTGCTTGG